ATTGTCATAAGCGATGGCTGTGCCTTCGTTTTTAACTGGTGCTGCTGAAAAGCCTGAAAGTTTTGTTTCTTCTTCAAATGAACGCTCAGAAGTCTCTGTTTCGTAGATTTCTTTGTGTTCTTGACCATAAGTTGCATATTCTAAACCGAATAGCGCATTAAGTCCTGGTAATAGCTCTTTAAGGAGCTGTGCACGTGAAATAGCCATGTTTTATTCTCCTAGTTAAGCTGTGTAAGTTGTGCCTGTAAGAGCAGTCAACTGTGGGTTGTTAATCTTCACAATTACTTCAGGATAAACTAAAGTAGTTGAAACGTAGTATGCAGTATCTGGAACTAGACCAACAACTCTCCATGGGAGTGTAGTTGTATCACCAGCACCGTTAGCAGGTTTAACAATAGATGCTTGTGAATCGCCTGTTGTTGTAGAACCTGTACCGTTTTGGATCTCAGCTACGTTAGTACCTAAGATAGTTGCATTAGCATATGTTACTGTGCCAGCTGTGCCAGATGTTGTTACTGCTACTTTGAATGAAGCTGAAGCATCAACCACTACATAAGCAATAGCGTTAGTTACGCTAGTACCTGGATAGTATTGAGCTTGAACTGTTTGACCTGATGAATTGGTATATTGAAAACCAGTTACCACGCCAATAATTGTACCTGTAGTTGTAGCACCAGATAACTCTATTGTACCGCCCGCTACGAGTTTAACTGAAGCACCGTTATAAATTGCAGTATTGTAAGATCCGCTGATTGGATACTGTAAAGTAGCGCCAGCGTATGGAATACCATCATAACGTTGAATCGGTTTAAAGCCATAGGGTTTATCAATGGTTGGATAAGCCATATTTAAAACTCCTTAAATTAATAAATTAACCTTTGCCAAAACTAGTCGTAGATTTTCTCTCATTAAAGAGAGGCATTCTAGGATCGTTTTGACGCATAAGATTATTATCAACAGCGTCTGTTTGAGATTGCGTTTGCTTCTCATAATATTCTGTTCTTTGTGCGACCATTTCAACAGGGGTCTTACAAAGTAATAATCCGCCAATCTCAATGTTGTCTTTATAACGACTATCGGGATCAACTAACAGTTGAAACTTAGGTTGCTCTTCTGCTCTGACAGGTTCCCAGCCTTCTCTAAGTTTAGAACTGAGATTGCGTGGGTCTGCTGAGTTAAGCATTGAAACTCTAATCCATCTGTACGCAAAGCCAGCTTGTTTATCTGGTTCTGGTAACAATTCAGGAGCTTGCCACTGTTTAGGGCGCTCATCCTGTTGACGGTTATCTACTTCACGGGGAATTCTATTTTCAGCCATTTTGGGACTCCAATTTAGTTAATTCCAGCGCATATTGCTCTGGAGAAAGTTTGAACTTTTTAGCCAAAGCTAATTGTGTCTGCGTCAGTCTAATCTTTTTTGGGGATGTAGAACGTGTAGCAGGCGCTACGACCGTTGAGGGTTTGGTCTTAACAGAGTCTTTGGTCTCTGATGAATTGCCAGAAAATTTTTCTGGAAATCTTTTCCGCATCTCGGTATCTATAGATGACCAGTACTGATCAGATCCCGTAGGAATCCCATCACGTTCTAATCGTCTATGAATGCCCATAGCGAGGAAACTCATGTCGTCATCAACACCATACCAGCTGTTTTTGTCCAGCCACGCTTGGGTTTTTGAATCCAAACGTTGCGGTTGTGACTGTTGTTCTGGTATTTTTACAGCATTTTCTGATTCTTGTAAAGAACTTTCGTCATATTGCGGACGATAATTCTCAATTTGCTGTATTTTGAACTGAGCTTGAGTCAATTTCTCTTGTGCTTCCATTAATTTATCGGAATCACCTGAGTCATAGGCCTCTTTAAACTCACGTCTTGCAAGATCTAAAGTACGTTCTGCACCTTCTTTAGCATTAGAAACATATACTTTTTCGCCTTCAGTTAAGCGGCCTCTAAGTTTTTTAGTTTCTTCTACTAGTGATTGTGCTACACGAATTGCTTCGTTTTGTTCACGTACTGCTTGGTCTTTTGCTCTTCGCTCATCATTGATAAGCTTTTTCATTTGTAAAAGACGTTGTTTAGCCTCAGCGTTATACTTCTCTAAGTCATCTTCATCAATTTCTTTTACAAGTTCTTCTGGTAGTGGTTGAGCATTCTTTTGATCTTCTTCAGGACGATCATCCACTATTTCAATTTCAATTTTATCCTCTTCAGCTTGCGCTTCTACAGGAGCTTGTTTTTCATCTTCTTCCATTTCATCTGGAAATTTGAAATCATCATCAGCCATGTTAATTCTCCTTAAATACGACTAATGCCACGAGGATCTTCTACAATCCCCTCAACACTATCATCATTAATTATTCGGAATTCCCTGTTATGAATCTTCAAGCGTGTGCCTGAATTAGGGCGGGCTAATATGAAGTCACCAACTTTACACCAAGGACCTGTTGGAAATCTTTTTTCATCCTTGTAGCAATCTGGACCCATCTTAACTACAAAAAATACTGTAGATAAAACTTCTTCATTTCTCATAGTGAGATCGGATTTAATTAATCCGCTGTCATACTCTTTTTCTGCTTCTGGAATCGCACATAAAATACGATATCCTGATACTTCTGGTAACTGCTTTGCTTTGTCCTCATCCGTTTGGGGAAGAGTTGTTGCTTGGTTTACATCATCGGGATTTGATCCGATTAGTATTTCACTCATCTGAGTTCTCCATAGTTTTATTTAGGTCAATAATGTATCTTCGTGTAGAAAGTAGACCTGAGATCTTCCCACATATATTTTGGTACTCAGCATAGTCTTTGGCTACACCAGTTCCTAAATATTCTTCTAAGTTTTTTACTTGAACATCTATTTCTTTAATGATTACTTCGTATTCATTCATTTAGTTTCCTTGTTTGAAGGTTGTTTGTTAATATTGTCTTGATGTTTTTTGAGATCAACGACAGTTCTTATAGAATCAGAACGTTTTTGGTGTTGCATTTGAGCTTTAGCACGGCCCATCTCTGCACCCACACGTAAACCTTCTAATTTTTCCTTAGAGGCAATGTTAGCTTGTTCAGCTTTTGCCTTGGCAGACACTTGCATACCAGCAATCTCTTTTTGAGCTGCGATACGTTGCTTCTCAATTTCAATTTGGTCTGCTTTAGCTGATGCTTCAATCTGCATTTTCTTCATCTTAATGTCAATTTCTTGCGCTTTAAGTTGAAGTTCCTTCATTTGCATTTGGATCACAGGATCTTGAGCTGCTTGCTGAGCTTGTTGAGCTGCCACTGCAGTTTGGTTTTGATTAAGTATGTTTTGTGCTGCTGGAACGGCCATACGAGTGATCATTTGTTCTTGTTCTTGTGTTAAACCAAAATCAGGTTCATCAGAATAAGGAATATCAATGCCCATTTGTTGTTCCATTTGACGTTTATACTCCATACCAACGTGTTCTGTGATATGTGCTTGTAACGCTTGTAAGATCATAGGTGCTTGTGGGTTCTGACCAATGACTTGTTTGATTTTTGGATCATTAATTGCAGCCATATGGATTTGAATATGTGCTTGATGGTCCTGATATGAGAAAGCTTTTAAAGGTTTGTTCTTTAAAGCGTTCATATTCTCTGTCACAGGATCTTCTGGCTTCATATCTTCAGGTAATGGTACTAATTTATCTGCATTTTTGATACCAATCACTTCTAACATCTGACGATGTAAGTAAGGAAGGTTATAAAGTTGTGGTGCTGTTTGTGAAAGTTGTAAAACTGCTTGGTATTGAACCACTTTTTGACTCATTGTTGCTGCATTTGGGTCAGAAACTGGAATAATATTGACCATGGAGTAGTCAGATTTACGTGCTTTACGATTGCCTGTTGCTGGTTCGTATGAATAATCTTCAGGCGCATAGTCAGCAATAATAGATTTGAGTAGTTTTAACTCATTTTTCATTGCAAAATGCATACGAGCTTGAATAGCACTCATGACTTTGAGTGTTCTTTCTAGAATAGCAAGCGTAGTTCCAACAGGTGAGTTAGCGCTCATGTCAGAAACTTTTAAATCTCCTGCGGCAGCAAAGCGTCTGCCTTCTTCAATGATCTGATTAAGTAGTTGAATCAATGTTTGTGATGGTTCTTTGTACGGCAACGGCATGATATTGTCTTTCATCGTGCCAGAAGGTACATCTACATCTCTAAATTCGCCTGGAGCAATCGGTGTATCATCACCTTTAACTCTAAGGCCTCTTGTTTTAAATCCACCTGGAAGGTTCGCTAGTGATCCAGCGTCTACTAATTGACGTAGTATGGATGTTCCAGATTTGGCAAAACCTCCGATTAAGTGGATTAAACCAAAAGCATAAATACCAAAACCTGGTATGTATGGATAGTGTACGAAATGCTGACGTTTTTGGAATGTCTTATCATCAGGTTCCCA